GCGATCGATGTGGCGATGATCGCCGGCGTATCCGTGGCGCCGACATAGACCGGCACGTTGTACCCGGCGATATAAAGATCGATCGTCCCAGGGGCGGTCGGCGCGGTGGCGACCAGGATGGCGCCGGCAGCCGCGGCGCCGGTAGGCTCCGCCACCGGTAGGCCCCACACTTCATTCGCCCAATTGTTTGCAAAGAACGCGCGGAACATGCAAGCGAGCTGCGAGCCCTGGCCGAACAGCGCGTCGGCCTGCGCCTGCGAAGCGCACGGCACCGGTACGTCCGGCGGCGCGGTGCCAGCGGTCAATTTGATACCGACCAGGAGCGAGCGGCCAGGCGTCTGCCCGAGGCCTGCCTTGCTCGGGTCGAGCTCGACCCAGTATAATGGCATGCGCCAATTGGATGGGATACGATTAAAAGAGATAGGCATATTGCGCTCCTTTGCTTGTTTTGTCTACCTCTATGCAGTATCCTATTGCACAAAGAGGATGGACGATGCGAAACGAGTGGCTTGTTTATTGGCTTTTCGACGACTCTTGCCGGGACCAGCGAAGGCATGGCTGTGTCGGGGCAACAAAAACGACGCGTCTTTTTGCGCGGTTAAACCAGCACCAGCACAGCCCCCGCCTGCCGAAGCCGTTCCAGTACAAAATCCTGTTTCGCGGATCCCGAAAGGAAGCGCTTGCGCGCGAAGCCAAGCTTCGCCCGCGCCCCTACATCGGCTGGAATATTGGGGTTGGCGGTTTTGCCAACGGCAAGGGTCTCAAGGGCCTTCCTAAGTCACCAGAACAACGCGCGAAAATGCGTGCCGCCGCATTACGCCGTTACACAGACCCTGCCGAACACGCGCGAACATCAAAGACCGTTAAACGCGGACTCAAAGGGATCGATCGTAGCGGCGCGAACAACCCCAATTTCGGCAAACAAATGTCAGAGGCCGCCAAGCAAAAAATGCGAGATAGCATCGCCACAGGCGGCGGTAGATTGGGTACGGATAACCCAAACTATCGCCACGGACGATATTGCTAGGTTACTTGCTCTCGGTTTTTTTCCGGGTCATCGCACCGCCCGCCCCCGGATCCTCGGTCGTCACATCGCCATCGGCGATGCGGCGCGCCGTATAAGTATCCTCTGGCCAATCCGCCGGGCCACTTTCGGGAAAGTATTTGCCGGTCGGGTGATAAAGAACTTTGCGGATTTCATCGGTGCGCGGCCACACTTGGATGGTCATGGGCTTGCCTCACTTTTCGGTTGGGAGATCGTAGTCGGCTTCGACTTGCTGGATTTCGCTCGGGTCGCTGCCAGCCGGATAGCGCGTCTCGAGGTGCACCTTCGACAGCACGTCGGGCACGATCGGCGGGAAGTCGACAACGCCCAGGTCGAGCGTCAAGGTAAAGCGCGACTCGGCGATCGGGATTGAGTTGTCGGCCCCCGCGTTGCCGAATTGATGCGTGCGGTTTCCCCGCGCGTAAGCCTGGATCCTGGCGAGCGGGTTGCGATAGAGCGATGCGTCGGTAAAGAGCCGGTCGCATAACAGCACCCAGCCCTCGTCCAGTTTATTCTCAGCCGCCGCGGCGTCGTTGTTCTGGATGATGATGGAAAAGCCGTAGAGCACCGAGAGCCGAAAGCGCGGCTCGAGCACATTCGCATCGCCGTCCGGCAGCATATCCTCGCTGATAAAGTAGACGCCGCAAAACGGGATCTTCTCCGGTTGGATCTGCTCGGCCTTGTTGGTGCCGAAGTTAAAGCCGGAAAAGAACGGCATCGTCTTCACGCGCGCCAGCATGGCATCGCGCACGATCATGGCGTAGCTCGCGGTCATGGCTTGGCCGTCACCAGGCGGCGCAGCGTCAGCGTCGTCTCCCCGCCCCCGTTCGGGTCGGCGTCCAGCACCTCAAAGTCGCCTTCGGCGATCAGGCCGGACGGATCCGCCGGCACGTTGATGATATCGCCCTGCAGCGGCAGCACTGAGAATTCAACGTCGCGGATATCGAGGATGACCCGCGTCTCAGAGATGATCGAGCCGTCCAGGCCGCCAACGTCGATCGCGTCAATGTCGAGGATACCGCGCGCCGGATAAGGCGCCCCGGCAGGCTGGCTCGCAATCGGCGTGACCGTGATCGGGCGCGAGTAGAGATCCTGCGCCGGCAGATACACGTCCTGAGAAAAGTTAACCGCCATATTTGCCCGGCGCCTTTCGTCGGAACTTCTTCATCAATGACCGCGCCGCGCGCCGACCACGCAAGCGCTCGAGCCGGCGGGTTTTCATGGTGCGGCGTTTCTTGCGGCCCGCATGTGTGCCGCGATAGCGCATGCTGGTCGACACGTACCAAGTCTGCAGCCGGCCAGGGATCCAGCGCCCGCGCGCATCGCGCGGCTGCGAGCGCCAATCATGGCGCCAGCGATTGTCGAGCCAATCGTCACGCGACGTGGCCCAATCGGTGCGGGCCCAGGCCGCGCTCGAGCGCGGCGAGTGCTCGCCATGCACGCGCCGCCGCAGCGGCGCATAGGCCGATGAGACAATTTTTTGCCAGGGCTGCGACATACCGGTCGACAGAAAGTGCTGCCCGAGATGTTGCAGCTCGCTCATGCCGCCGGTTTGGATGGCATCGCCGATCCGCTTGTCGGTGCCGGCGAACGGCCCCGCCAAGGTTTTCATTAAGAATTCTTCGCCCAGCTCGTCCAGTTTATCGTGCAGCATCTTGTCGAGCAGGTTGTCGTCACCCGAGGTGAGTGCAGCAACCAGCTTGGCGATCTGCCCGACATTGGGCCCGAACATTAGACTTCATATCGCATGTAGGCCGACAGCAATGCGCTGATGGTATCGCCGCCAATCAACGGCCCCTTGCCACCGCCGCCTTTCGACGCCGTCGCGTTCGGGTCGAAATACATCACGCGCGCATCCTTGTGCGAGATCGAGCGCACGCCGGTGTTCAGCCCACGCAGGAGCTGCGCGGCCCCCGCTTGCACCACCAGCTGCAGCGCCGCCTTCAAGGCCGGCGGCGCTTCGGTCGGGAGATCGTAGCCGCCGGTGTAAGTGACCATGATCGGGTCGCCGGCGGTAGCACCGAGCGAACCGAGCAGCGTGAGTTTGCCGGTGTCAGTTTCGATCTCGTAACCGGTAGGGTCGATGACGCCCCCACCCGCGGCGGTGACCGACTCGATATCGCTATCGAGCACCGGCCAATGCGAGAGGAACACCCGGTAGGTTTCATAAGGCGGCGGATCGCCGCGCCAGGTCTCGAGCACCTTCTCCTTGGCAAAGGTGCGATTGCACATCACCGCGATCACGTCGGAATATTGATCGATCAGCATCTGCAGCCGCTCGTCGTAGGCGGTGTTCAACGGGTCGATGCCGAACGCAACCTTGAGCTCGTCCAGCGTGAGCAGCGCGTAACTCGTCGCCGGCGTTAAGACCTTGATGGTTCTATCAGCCATCACCGCGCCTCGATGTGGAATTGCTCGAACATGCCGCGCAGCTCAAGCGGTGGAACCTGGCTGCCATCCGACATCACCGGCGTGGCGCGAAACTGCGCGAAGTCATATTTCCAGTCCACAATCACCGGCGCTGCTTCTCCACGCTCGCCTGCTTTCCCAGGTGGACCGGCATCGCCGCGGTCGCCTTTGAGGCCGGGTTTGCCGGCACGACCAGCCGAGACAATAAGCTGCCAGCCGGGGCCAGGACATGGGCCGGGTTTATCGGTGCACGCGATGAAGCTTGAACCGCCGGTCATAACAATATCGAGATAGCGGTAGTCAGCGACCATCTCGCTATAGGTGCCGCGGATGGTGAGCTGCGCGGCATCTTTGCCGGGCGCCGCTAGGCAAATCCAATCGGCGTGAATGCTTTGATTTTGATAGGGCTCGCGTGCCGAATCGCGCTGCGCTTGGAATAGGCCGCCAGCATGCGTAACGACATCACCCTCGTAATGCACACCCTCTGCCCAAGCCTTCACCGCCAGAAGTTTGCCGGGCGCGCCGTCTAAACCTTTCTCACCCCGCTCTCCCTGAAGGCCCTGAAGTCCAGGCTCGCCTCTCTCACCGTGATCACCCTGTCGTCCCGGATCGCCCTTCGGACCAGGCTCTCCAGCCACGCCAGGAATTCCTTGGTCGCCGGGTCGTCCATCGGCTCCGTCTTTAAGCAGCGATAGTCGCGCATTGATCTGCTCCGAATTGTCCGACCGCAGGTTAGCAACCGCCGCCTGCAACGTGGCGATTGTGCTTTGCGCCTGCGCCTCGATGAGCGCGCGCTCGCGTTGCCAGATCCGGCGCTCGGACTCGAGCACATCGGCCAGCACCTCGGCCAACGCGTCTTTCCAGGCGTCAAGCAGCGTTTCTGCGGCTGGTGATTCGGGTGGCGCGATTAATAAGTTCCCGTTTAAAGTCATCGCGGTGGCCTTTCGTTTCGGGCGGCGCCGCCGGCGGCGGAGCAGGTGCCGGTGGCGTTGCCGGAATCGCCGCTGCCGCAGACAGCGGGACGACTTGTTGCTGCACGCGCGGCTCGTCGCCGAACTTCACGTCGTCGAGCCCTTCCATGTTGCGTGCCTCATTGGGCGCGAAAATGCCTCCTTGCACACCGCGGGCCAGCGCCTCAATTCGGTCTTTCTGCGCAGAGCGCAGGAGCGCCGCCGTGTCGAATTCGACATACTCGACGGGCTGGCCTTTGAGCTCGAACAGAACGCCAAAGGCCTCTTCTATGTGATTGAGCGCAAAGCCGAGCCCCGAGGCAATCCAGCTCTGCATCAAGAGCTCGGTCGACGAATAGGTCGTGCCGCCGATGCCGAGGATCTGCAGCGGGATCCGAAATGCCAGCGCGATATTCTCATTCGACAATTTGAGAATTTCCGCGGTGGCGGCATCCTTGCTCGGCACCGCCCAGGGCATGACTTTCAGCCCGGCGGTCAGGATCGGCGTGCCACCCTGATGCAAGCCCTTGGCCTGATCGTTCCAGCGGTCGCGCAGGGCTTGTGTCTGATCCTTGTCGAGGACCATGTCAGTCGACAGGACCGCAGAGGGCCGCGCCTCGTTGCGATAGAACGAAGTCTGCTGCGCGGCGATTGCGCTGCCTACGCCGATATCGGAATAGGCCGCCAGCAATGGCGACTCGCCGACCAAAGGCCGCGGGAAACGCCGCGAGGTATGCAGGCGGACATGCAGCACGTCGCGCATTGGCACCGGCGTGAGCTCCTCGCCGCCGAGCCGCTTCTCGATGATGTCGTTGCCGTAGAGCTGGTAGAACACCTCGCCGGTTTCTGACACGCGCGGAAACGACAGGTCCGACTGCATCAAGTGCAGTTCATCAATCTCGTAGCGCGAATTGCGCAACGCCAGCGCGTAGCAATTGCCCTCGAGATAGAGCATGCGCGTGGCGTTAAGCAGGAAGTCGGAAATCGATTGGTAGTCATTCGGGTGCCGCAGGATCCGCGTCAGGGCCGAGGCCTCCACCCGCGTGCGCCCGCCTTTGCCATTGCGGCGCCAGTGGTCGCCAGGACACATGGCGATCGTCTGCGCGTAAGCCGATACGCAGGCCTCCACCATTGCCGACTGCGCGCCGGCAGGCACCGGCGTATAGCCGAGCTGCCAGAAGTTGTCCGGCACACCGGCAGGCAACCACCCGCCGGTGACCGGCAAATAGAACGGGCCAGGTCGGTAATCGCCTTCGGCCTTACCGATGAGCTGGCCCGCAACGCGCGACAAAAATCCCCGCACGGTCATCCGGCGGTCGAGGCCCTGGTCGCATAACCGGATTTCGGCTTACCGGCCTCGGCCTGCTTGGTGTCTTTGGTTTGCGCGACGTTCGGATCCGGCCCCGAGCCATCGTCCTCATGCTCGGAGAGATAGACACCGGATGCCGCCATGTCGGCTTCTTCCTGCGTCGGGGTTGGCTTCACATCGCCCGCCGCCTTGGCGCCCTCCTTGGACGCTTTCTCGCGCGCCGCGCGCTCCTCACCGAGCCGCTTCTTGGTTTCCTCGGCGTGTTTTTTCGCCGCATCAGCATGTTCGTCGGCCATGTTCGTTTCTCCTGTTGCAACATTCGAAGGATCGCGCCGGCCCGCCGGGATACAGCGGGCCAGCTTGACAACTCACCACGTAACTCCGGCCACCCAACTGACCGTTCC